AACAACCAGCAAGCCTATTTGTCTTTAGGATTGATAAGCAAGCCAATATGGCTTTATTTGAGGCAGATGGTAAGCGTTGGGTAGCTGATGCAGTAGGAAACATTGCAGCCTATCTAAAAGAGCAACTAGCAGACCAGAAACATATTACAGTATTAGCATAGGAGGAAAAAACAATGACTAAAGAAACTAAAAACACGGTATCAGCTGAAACTATCGTAGAGAACTTGAAAGAGTTTGTTGAGGCATTACATGATGCTAGTAAAAAGGCAATGTTATACTATCTTTTGACAGAAGATATTGATATGTTCAAGACAGCTAAAACAATGCACAGCGTTAGCCATGATTTGTTGGATATCCTAGATGGTAAGAGTGTTAAAGAAGTGCTTAGTGAATCTGATGAGGAAGATAGCTCTTTAGTTGGAACAATCGCTATCAATGTAGAAACTGGGAAAGTTGAGGGGATTGATGATATCAAGGACACCAAAACAAAAGAACAGATTTTAGCAGCTGTAAGTAAAGTGGTTGAAGAGTTAGGCGGTAATTAGATGATCTTGTTTCTGAAATTAATGGTTATCAGCGCTTGCTTACTCCTTTCTATTCTGATTTTCGTTGCTGGGCACAAAACCTACAAAGAGGGGAGAGCGGACAAGGTGGTTTGGTTTATCTTTGATGTTTATGCTATTGCTTTGATTTACGCAGTGATAAAGATTTTGGAGACATGACATGAAAAATAAAAATCGAGTGGGTCTATTTTTTGCACTTGCATCATTGTCGATATCAATGCTAAACCTAGGTTTGATAATCTCTAAAAATCACTATAAACCGCAGGTGGTCAAGCTGGAGCAACAAGTGGATGAATTGAAAAAAAGAAAACCAGTCATTATTTATCAAGTTGATAATTCTGGTGGTGAGCTTATCGGAACAGTCACAGAAAAAGCTATTGTTGATGGGCATTATACAGTCACAATTGGAGCTTATGGCAAGTTTCTTGTTACGAAAGAACAGTATGAGAGTATCAATGTGGGCGACGATGCCCCAGGCTATTTGAAGAAATGAGGAAATTAAGATGAGTGATTACAAACAACGGATGATCGATGAATACAAACAATTAAAAGAGCGCGCTAACAAGTTAAGTTTGATGATTAGTAACTATTACGTAGGAACGCTTGATTTTAAACTAAAATGTCCTATTGAGTTACTTGAAACACAACATTATACAATGTGTGCATATCTCAAAATCCTTGAACAGCGCGCAGAAATTGAAAATATTGAGCTTTAAGGTAATCAAAATGAAATTTGAATTTTCTTTACCTCGAAACACTAAGCTAAAATCTCTAAATATGGTTATCAATAGTAATGACAGGCAACATCAAACAGATAAAGCTAAAGTTACTAAGCGCATCAGAGCTTTTGCTTATTGGCATACATCGATGAACAAGGATAAAGGGAGGGCTGCTTTTAGCCCCTCTAACCCTTGTGAGGTTACAGTTACAATTTACAGCCCTACTAAATCTAAATTAGATCCGCCTAACTTGTATCCGACAGTCAAGGCTATCATTGATGGCATGACTGATGCAGGTATTTGGACAGATGATAATCATAAGGTTATCAAAAAGTTATCTTTTGTTTATGGTGGCTTGAGCGAGGAGAAAGGGCATTATAGATTAGTGTTTGATATAGAGGAGGTCACAGAGTGAAACGACCAGAACAATACCCATCTGGATACTTCATTCCTGAACTTATTGAAGATGAAGATATTATCTTCAATAAAGACAGTGAATATCACAAGCAGAAGAAAAAAGAAAAGAAAAATCCCATTTTTAAAAGAAATAAGTCCAAAAATAGATGGGCGCTTTGAGGAGGTGGAATAAATGACAAAAATCAGATTACAAAATCCATACATGGATGAAACTATCAAGGTGAGAGACGAATACAAACAAATTCTCAAAATGCTAGAATGGCTCGGACGAGGCAATATAGATTGTCTCCAACTAATTCAAATTGAACCAGAAGAAAGAATGATTACTATCAACCCTAAACACTTTGCAAAAGTTGATTTTTACGAGGATGAGGAGGTGAAGTGATGAAGATTGAACGAATTTGGGGATATCCGTCTAAGAATACATTTTCAATAAAGCCAATCGCAAAACTTTTAAGTGAAGAAGTCGTAGATGGCTTGTGGATTGACCCTTTTGCAAATAATGCTAAAATTGCTACGATAACAAATGACTTAAATACCGAATTTGATACAGATTATCATCTTGATGCTTTAGAATTTCTAAAGATGTTTCCTGACTGTTCTGTCGATGGAATTCTTTATGATCCTCCTTACTCAACAAGACAAATTTCAGAAGTATATAAGGGTGTAGGACTACCCGTAAATAAAGAAACAACTCAATCGACATTCTGGTCTAAACAAAAGAAAGAGATAGCAAGGATTGTGAAAATTGGCGGTAAAGTTATTTCTTTTGGTTGGAATAGTGGAGGAGTTGGAAAGAAGAACGGATTTGAAGTAATTCGTGTTCTATTGGTTCCGCACGGAGGACATCACTACGACACAATCGTCACAATTGAAGAAAAAATTAGAGAGGTCATAGAATGAAACGAAAAAAACTATTAGCAATCGCATTGCTTGGCTTATCTTTTGTATGGTTGGCAGCATGTGGAAATAAGGATGTCCTTGGAACAACTTTCACTTTTAATTACGCAAAAGTGAAAATGGTAGATGGGCAAATCGTAGAGGGCAAAGTCAAACAGTGGGCGAAGTACGAGAAACAGGATAGTATTCGTGTTACTTTTGAAAATGGTGATGAGTATTACACTCACTCAAGTAACGTGACTTTGTACAATAAATGATGAGGGGGTGATACATGACTGATGACGAAGAAAAAAATAGAGCGCTTGTCAGTTATCCATCGCAGGGAAATCAATTGGCTAAAGTGGTATTTTTTGAGGGATAAGAAAAATCCTCAAAAAACCATCTTGGAGCAAAAGATACATGAGGCATTTTTAGAGAATAACATTGAGCAGTCTGTATTTTTGGTAAATCTGAAAACTGTAACAGATGAATATATCGAGAAATCAGATAGAAAGATGTTAAAAACGATAAAAGAGGTCTATGTATTTGAGAATATCAATGTGATCGGCGCGTGTCAAAAAATTTTATATCTAAGTCCTAGCCCGGCATACACTTACATCAATAAATGGTTTGATAAGTATTTTGTTTCAACTTACAAGCACATCCCCCTATCTAAATAACCGTAAAAATACCCTATCCTATGTATCTATAATCAAGGTACATAGGTTTTTTATTAGGAGGATAATATGGATAATCTGACAACAAAACCATATCACAGACAGAATACTATTAATCAGTATAATTTACTGGATTACGATGCCACGCGCACAGATGGGAAATATAATTTGCCAACTCTTGAACCAGTTGATCATGTGCCTAAAAAGCTACAAGGATTTAACTATGTTTTGAATAAACCTGACTACTCAGCTACTGTACATTTTTTCCTAGATGATTATCAGTTTGAAAGAATTTGGAAACGCCCAGATTTTTACCTAGAAAAACTAGCTGATTTTGATTGTGTACTTACACCAGATTTTAGCTTATATACAGACATGCCAATAGCTATGCAGGTTTGGAATACTTATCGCTCAAGACTGATAGGCCAAATGATGCAGAATTGGGGCTATACAGTTATACCCACTGTATCGTGGGCAAACAAAGAAAGCCATGAGTTTTGTTTTGATGGTTTGCCGAAACATAGCACAGTGGCCATCAGTACAGTAGGCATAAAACAACGTAAAGAGCGCTTTGAATTGTGGAAAGATGGAGTAGATACCATGATTAAAAAGATAGCGCCAAAGCGTATTTTGGTATATGGTGGTGAGGTTGATTATGATTATAAAGGTATCGAGGTAGTTTATTTTGGAAATGATACAACAGAAAGGATGGACAAATGGGCGGTAGAGGGGCAAGCTCTGGAATGAGTGATAAAGGCAAAAAGTATGGGACAGAATATAAGACTGTACATAAAGTGGGTAATATAAAATTTGTTACTCAAAACGAGCAAGGGTCACAAAAGACTCCAATGGAAACGATGACAAAAGGTAGAGTTTACGTACTTATTGACAAGAACAAAAACACACCCAAGAGTATTGTTTATTTTGATACAAAAAATAAGCGTAATAAGCAAATTGACTTAGATCATGTGCATAAAGGTATGAAACCACATGCTCATCACGGCTATAATCATGCAGAACATGAGAAAAGCAAAAAGGGAGCAACCAATTTGACACCAAAAGAGCGTAAACTTGTTGAAAAAGTCAAAAAGGAGTGGTATAATTACACTAAGAAACGTAGGGAGTAGTATATAGGGATTACGCCTTGATGGAGGAGATTCCGGTTCGAATCCGGGCTACTACGTTACATCTTAGCCCCTTAATTGGGGCTTTTTTTGTGCCCTAAATCAAAAATAACAGTAAAACATCCCCTCTTTTAGCATATAAAATGAAATCATGAGTAGCAATACTTGTGATTTTTTGTTGGAAAGGAGGGAGCGAATGAATGAAAGACAGAGGCGCTTTGCAGATGAGTACATAAAGACAGGAAACGGCTATCAATCAGCAATTAAGGCTGGTTATAGTGAGAGTTATGCCAATAATCGTATTACTGAACTGTTGGGAAATGTTGGGATAAAAGAGTACATAAATAAGCAGATGCAAGAGCTGCATAAGTCAAATATCATGGATGCGACAGAGGCGCTCTATATCCTTTCTGAAATCGCTAGAGGTAAACGAGATGAGGAGGTTTTGATACTTAATCCAACAACAGGAAAAGTAGAGAGACATATCAAAAAAGCAGATAATGCAACAGTTATTAAAGCCATTACTGAAATCTTGAAACGATATCCAACAGCTAAACAATCTGAAAAACTAGAGCTTGAGATTGAGAAATTAAAATCACAGTTGATAGATACACAAATGGAAGATGACACCATCACAATTATTGATAGTTGGGAGGGTGACGATGAAGATAATTGATATTCAAAAAAATGTCAATCCTCATTTCAAGAGTGTTTGGAAATCCAAGAAACCTTACAACATTTTGAAAGGTGGGCGAAACTCATTCAAATCATCAGTTATTACCTTAAAGCTGATTGTCATGATGACTTGGTACATCATAAGGGGTGAAACTGCCAATATTGTCATTATCCGTAAAGTAGCTAATACAATCCGTGATAGTGTGTACAATCAAATCCAATGGGGACTATCGTTATTTGGCCTAACCAGTCGCTTTAAGATGACAGTCAGCCCATTTAAGATAAGTCACAAAAAGACAGGCTCAACATTTTATTTTTATGGCCTCGATGACTATCAAAAGTTGAAATCCAACAACATTGGGAATATTATTGCGGTTTGGTATGAAGAGGCCGCTGAATTTTCAAGCGCAGAAGAATTTGACCAGACCAACATTACATTTATGCGCCAAAAACATCCACGCGCTCAATTTGTTAAAATCTTTTGGTCATACAACCCTCCTATCAATCCGTACAGTTGGATAAATGAGTGGTATGAGGAAATGAATACGCAAGATAACTACTTGTGCCATTCTAGTACTTATCTTGATGATGAGTTAGGTTTTGTAAACGATCAGATGTTGGCTGATATCGAGCGTATAAAAAAGAATGACTATGATTATTACAGGTATGTCTATCTGGGTGAGTCAGTTGGTTTAGGGAATAATATCTATAACATGAGTACATTTCACCCGTTAGATGCTTTGCCTAGTGATGATAGGCTGATAGGTATATCTTTTGCATTGGACGGTGGGCATCAGCAGTCAGCTACTGCATGTTGTGCTTTTGGTATCACGGCTAAAGGTAAGGTTATCTTACTTGATACCTGGTATTACTCACCAGCTGGCCAAGTGATAAAAAAAGCCCCTAGCCAACTATCACAGGACATTTACTATTTCACCACAAAAGTTATCAGCAAGTACAGAGTACCTATCTTGCAATATACGATTGATAGCGCAGAGGGAGCATTGAGAAACCAGATGTATCTTGATTTCAGTATCAGATGGCATCCGGTGGCTAAATTGAAGAAAGTGACAATGATTGATACATTCCAATCACTATTAGCACAAGGTCGCTTTTATTACCTTGATACAGAGAATAACAAGGTATTTATTGAAGAACATAAGATGTACAGATGGGATGAAAAGACATTGCAGTCTGATAGCCCAAATGTCATCAAAGATGATGACCATACATGCGATGTTGCCCAGTATTTTGTATTAGACAATTCTAAGATACTTGGTTTGCGTGTTGGTAATTCATAAGGAGGGCAACAATGAACTTAATTCAAAAAGTAAAAGACTTTTTCAACCGTGGGAGGTATAACATGGAAACATCGAACCTAAACAGTATCTTGGAGCACCCAAAGGTAGCTGTAACACAATCCGAATTTAACAGGATACAGCTCAATCTGGCTTACTATCAATCTAAATTTGATGATGTGGAGTACATCAACACCGATGGCGACAGAAAGCGTAGAAAGATGCAACACTTACCGATTGCACGAACTGCAGCTAAAAAGATTGCCAGCCTTGTTTACAACGAGCAAGCGGAAATTACAGCAGAGGATGAGACACTAAATAATTTTCTTAACAATATGCTAGGCAATGATCGCTTTAACAAAAACTTTGAGCGATATTTAGAGAGTTGTCTGGCTTTGGGTGGGCTTGCTATGAGACCTTATATTGATGGAGATAAGGTTAGAGTGGCATTTATTCAAGCACCAGTATTTTTGCCATTACAAAGCAATACACAAGATGTATCAAGCGCTGCAATCCTAACTAAGACAATTAAGTCAGAGAGCAAAAAGAATGTATATTACACGTTGGTTGAGTTTCATGAGTGGGTAACTCAAGATGGCAAAGAGGTAGGGAGTACAAAGGATAAGAACCTATACCGCATTACTAATGAGCTATACAAATCAACATCAGATAGTACGCTGGGTGATCGTGTAAATTTGAGTGAGTTATATCCTGACTTGCAACCAGTAACAACGATACAAGGACTATCACGCCCATTGTTTGTTTATCTCAAGACACCAGGGATGAATAACAAGGATATCAACAGCCCTCTTGGTTTATCTATCTTTGATAATGCCAAGACCACTATTGATTTTATCAATCGTACGTACGATGAATTTATGTGGGAAATTAAGATGGGTCAAAGGCGCGTGATTGTGCCTGAGCAAATAACGCAGCTCAAAGTACAAGATATCCACGGTGAAATCAAATTTAAGCGACGTTTTGATACTGACCAAAATGTTTACATGCAAGTAGGAGTAGGCAATATGGATAGTGGTAGCATTATTGATCTCACAACTCCTATCCGCTCATCAGATTATATTTCAGCCATTTCAGAGGGCTTGAAACTATTTGAAATGCAAATAGGTGTATCAAGTGGCATGTTTACATTTGATGGGCAAGGGGTCAAGACAGCAACGGAGATTGTAAGCGAGAACTCAGACACCTATCAAATGCGAAATAGCATTGTTGCGCTTGTTGAGCAAGCTATCAAAGAGCTTTGTGTTTCTATGTGTGAGTTGGGCAAAGCGGTAGGGATTTACGGCGGAGAAATTCCGGAGCTTGATGATATTTCAGTTAATTTGGATGATGGTGTATTTACTGATAGGCATGCAGAGCTTGATTACTGGATGAAGATGGTAGCAGCTGGATTTGCGACACAGAAAAGAGGTATTGCTAAAGTACTGAACATCACAAATGAAGAAGCAGAGAAAGAACTTGCTGAAATTAATGGAGAGTTGCCACCAGAGAGCGATGCAGAGCTTGCTTTGTACGGAAAAACAGAGAAGAAAGCAGAAGAGGGAGAGCTATAAACTGCTATAAATTACAATAAACGACACATAAGGAGTTGAAAATGACTGATAAACGTAAAATGCCAACTCTAAATGATCAGCGATTTTCTTTGCACATGCAGGGCGTGAGTGATATTTACTCTAAAATGCAAATTGAGTTGTTTGATAGCATGATAAAACGACTTAAAGAGCGTGGCAATGCTGACCTTGCAAAAAATCCGTATATATGGCAACTAGAAAAGCTCAACGATATGTACATGCTGAATGAGGAGAACTTAAAGATTATTGTTGAACGTACAGGAATTGCTGAAAGTCTTTTGAGAGAAGTCATTGCTAACGAGGGATTAAAGGTCTATAAGGACACAAAGGAGCAACTAGAGGAAGATTTGAAAAGGGAATCTAGTGGCAAAGTTAGAAATGGTGTAATCGATGCTCTTGAGTCCTATACTCAACAAGCTATAAGTGACCTTAATCTTATCAATTCAACATTACCAGCAAGCATACAGACTGTTTTCAAATCGGTTGTAGAGCAGACAGTAGCACAAGTGGTATCAGGGACTAAAACAAGTGATAGGGCGTTAAATGATACTATCATGAGCTGGCAAAAAAAGGGTTTTACTGGATTTACTGACAGCGCAGGGAGAGAATGGCGAGCAGATAGCTATGCCAGAGCAATTATCAAAACGACAACTTACAGGGTTTACAATGATATGCGTACAAGACCTGCAGAGGAATTAGGGATAGATACTTTTTACTACTCTATCAAGTCGTCTGCTAGAGCTGCATGCGCCCCGTTGCAAGGTAAGATTGTTACTAAAGGTCAAGGCAGAACAATAAACGGCCTTACAATTCATAGTTTGCTAGATTATGGTTTTGGTACTGCTGGGGGATGTCTAGGTGTCCATTGCGGTCATTATCTTACGCCTTTTATCGTAGGAGTAAATGAAATACCAGACTTGCCAGACTATATGAAAGACCTAACGCCAGAACAAGCAGAAGAAAATGCACGCATCGAGGCTAAACAAAGAGCCTTAGAGCGCAATATCAAACATCACAAAGAAAGGTTGCACTATGCTAGTACATTAGGTGATGATGATCTGATACAAGCGGAGAGGCTAAAAGTTAGAGCTTATCAAGGGAAAATAAGAGCTCTTGTAGAACAACACGAATTTTTAAGCCGTGATTACAGTAGAGAAAGAGCATATATCTAATTATCAAGAGGGTTACTAAACAACCCTCTTTTTTTGTGCCTAAAACCGTAAAAAATCCCATTCCATCCAAAGTAAACTGAAATAGTAAATAATATTTTGCTTTTCGGTGGGAGTTGTCCACCTAAAAAGAACTAAGGAGGTACAAATGGCATTTACAACAGAGGAACTACTCAAACTTGGATTGACAGAGGAACAGGCTAAATCAGTCTTTGCCTTGCGAGGAAAAGAGCTCAACGAGGACAAATCAGCCTTGGAAACTATCACCAAAGAGCGAGATAGTTTGAAAGGTCAGTTAGAAAAAGCAGAGGAGCAAGTTGAACACTTGAAATCGCTTGAAGGTATCAGCGCTAAACAGAAAGAGGCGATTGATGAATTACAAGCTGAATATGACAAGTATAAACAAGAGGCTGCGGATGAACTGGCAAAAACAAATAAGGTGAATGCTATCAACCTTGCTTTGAAAGATACCACAGCACACAATCCATCAACCTTGATGAAGTTTATTGATGTTGATGCCATTGAACTAGATGACAGTGGCAAACCTAAACTAGATGACATCCTCAATGGTCTAAAGGAAAGTGACCCATATCTCTTTAAAGCAGAAGAAGATGGCAAACCTAACCCAAATATCGTTGCGTTTGGAAATCCAACAGCAACAGACCCGGCACCAGATGCCTTTGCACAGGCATTAGGGCTAACAGAATAAAAAGGAGGAATAGTAGATGTCAATCAATTACATCACAAAACATGAGGGGCAGTTTGAAAAACGCCTTATGCAAGGCTCATTGACTGCCATTCTTGAAACGCCAAAAGTAAATTGGCTCGGTGCAAAATCATTTGAATTGCCAACAATCTCTGTAACAGGATATAAGGCACATACACGCTCTAAGGGTTACAACTCAGGTACAGTATCAAATGATAAAAACGTTTATACTCTTGGATTTGACCGAGATGTTGAGTTTTTTGTTGATACAGCAGATGTTGACGAAACAAACCAAGAGCTTTCAGCCGCTAACATCTCAAATACATTCATTTCAGAACATGCAACACCAGAAGTTGATGCTTACCGCTTTTCTAAAATTGCAACAACTGCCATCAATGGTAGTCATTTCAAGCAAGAGGATAGCATTACGCCAGAGAATGTCTATGGAATTTTGAAAGCTGCTATTTTGCCAATGCGTAAATATGGAGCATCGAACCTTGTCATGTATGTATCTAGCGAGGTAATGGATGCCCTAGAGCGTGCTAAAGACTTTACACGCGCAATCGCTACTACATCACCTCAAGGAATTGACACACGTGTAACATCGCTAGATGGAGTGCAACTTATCGAGGTTTGGGATGATGCACGTTTCAAAACTCAATTTGATTTCACAACTGGATTTGTGAAAGCTGGCGGCGGTAAAGATATCAATTTCTTGATCGTGGCTAAGACAGCTATCATTGCTAAGGCCAAATTTAACTCTATCTATCTCTTTGCTCCTGGGCAACACACAGAGGGTGATGGTTACCTATACCAAAACCGTTTGTATCATGATTTGTTTGTCTTGAAATCTCAAGAAGATGGGGTTTACGTTTCACATAAATCAGCATAGGAGGTAGCAGATGAAGAAATACATCAAAGAAAATCAAGTTTATACCGTGCAAGAGGGTAGTGAGCTTGAGGTACAACTTATGGCAGATGGCTTTGAGGAATTGGTGGAAGATGGTGGCGAGCTTGAAACACCAAAGGAAACTAAGGATAAAGGTAAAGAATAATGGCTAAGTATAAAGCAATTAAGAACCTAATTTTAAAGACACCTGGTATTTATGTGACAGAGGGAGAATTTGTTGAGCTTGAACCGAATTATGCCGATCAAGTCAATAAAGACCTCAAGCAAACATTCCCGGATGTCGATGCAGTTTTAGAGCTTGTAGAAGATGTGCCCACACAATTTGAGCAGGCTGAATAAATAAGGGGTGGCAACACCCTTTATTTTTAAGGGAGGTTACGCATGACTTATTTAACGAAAGATGAGTTTGTTACTGACTTAGGCTTTGATGATGTAACGGATTTTGAGAAGTTAGCTAAACGGGCAGAAATTGCTATCAATCTCTATACTCAAGGAATTTATCAAAAACATATTGACTTTGAGAAAGAGGTTGAGTATCGCAAATCTGCTGTAAAACTAGCGATGGGTTTTCAGATTGATTATCTGAACAGCTCTGGCATCATGACAGCTGACGAGAAACAAACTATGGCAAGCGTTTCTATTGGTCGCACATCAATTAATTACGGCAATAAACAACGATTTTCAGCAGGCCAACAATTCAACCTTTGCTTTGATGCTGAAAATGCCCTGAAACAAGCTGGATTTAGCTTAATTGTGGGAGTTGATTATGATAGATAAACGCTTATTACAAGATGTTGTTACAGTTCGTAAAGTTGAGGGCAAAGATAACTATGGAGATATCAAGTACTCTGAGCCATTGGATATTAAACCGGTAAGGTTTGATAGGTCGGTGGTTGTTACAGGTACTAACAACTCTAAAACTAGACAGAAAGCAGGCGTTGTTTACATTTACCCTAAGTTTGTGAATGTGACAGTTGATGATAGTTGGCTGGGTGCAGTTATGAATGATGGGGCGCGTGATTACCTTGTGATAGGTTATCAACCCAATTACCTTAATGGGAGAATTTTTAGCTATGAGGTTGAAGTTACATAATGGCAGATGTCAGAGTGAGCATTGATCTTGCAGGGGTAGAGAAAAAAGTATCACCTCAAGCTATGCAACGTGGCAAGATTGCTGCAGGTAGTGAGGCTTTGCTTATTATGGATAGTTCTGTACCTCTCAGGGCTGGTGGAGGGGCATTAAGAGCCTCTGGGCGTGTAGAGCCTAATGGAAATGTGAGTTATAACACGGTTTATGCTCGGGCGCAGTTCCACGGTACTAATGGGATTGTTGTTTTTAGGAAATATACAACCTCTGGCACTGGTAGCAGATGGGATAAACCGTTAAAAGCAAACATAGACAAGCTAAAAAAGGCGGCTATTAAAGGAATGGGTATCAGATAATGCAAAACAACAAAAACTTTCAAGATGTGCTACTGGCACATATTAACAACATCACAAAATTGCCATTAAAAGCACGGCTAGATTATTTTGAAGATGATAAGGATGATTTAGTTATCAATGCTTTAAGTGGTGGAACTATTGACAAAGAGTACATGGATGGCACTAGGGAAGTATCACTACCATTTGAGATTGCTGTAAAGAGTAAATCAAATGCAGTAGCAATTGATACTATCTGGCTCATTAACGGAGATTTATCATCGTTTGATATTGATTTGCCTAGTACAGACAACTCTTACACATTCTTATCATTGAAAGTGGACAAACCAGGAATAAATGGCAAGGATGAACAAGGTTATTTTGTTTACTCAATGCAAGTAACCGCAAAACTAGAAATAACAGGAGGATGACATAATGGTACGTCAAAAAAATGCCAAGCGCAAACACGAAATTGCGCCATTTGACCCTAAAAACCCAGCAGTTGTACCTGGCACAGAGGCTTGGAAACGACTTGCTAAGTACATTGAAACTATTGATGATGAAACGGATGAAGATACAGATGACACTGGTTACTATGATGGAGACGGTACGCCAGAGGAAACTGTACTAACCGTTGTTGGTGGCTACTCATTTGAGGGGATCTATGACCCAGAGGATGCAGCTCAAGCGATGATTGCCGCTATGCGTTACAAAACAGGTGAGGCACGCCGCGTATGGCATCGAGTAACTACAGCTGACGGCAAGAAAACTTATACACAAGTTGCCAATGTTTCTGAAATCAAAGCAGGAGCAGGAGATGCAACAGCGTATGAAGAATTTGGTTGTACGATCAAATGGATTAAAGAGCCAGTTGAAGCTGGAATTGGTGGATAGTCCACTACATAACTAATAGACATTTTGGAGGAAATTATCATGTCAAACAAAACTGTAATTGATTTAGGCAGCAAGGTTCTGTCATTTGATTTTGGAGAGTTTAGTCTTGATTATCGAGCAACCGATAAAAAAGATGCTCAAATTCAAGACAAGGCTGTAGAGTTAGAGGATAAGGTAGGCGCTTATCAGAAAGATGCAGAGAATATGAATGACAAAGAGGGGCGTAAAGCTCTAAAACCTATGGTTGATGAGTTCTTTGTAGCAATGTTTGATGAGGATGCCCCTCAAAAAATCTATGAGGTAGCTGGTGAAAACACTTGGAATTATCTCAATGTATTCTTACAGGTTTCAGCAACAATTCAAAAAGAATGGAAGAAGAAACTAAACGATGAAAATTTCAAGAAGTATCTTGCTGAATAATGTTTGATATTTCCAAAAAAATGGATGACAAGCTGGTACTTAATAACAAAGAGTATCAGCTTTTATTATCGTTTGATAGGGTGTTATGGATTTTTGATATGTGGGGTAAAGAACATATCCCAGTTGAACTTAAACCAAAACTAGCTCTAGCAAAATTAACCGATGATGTAACTTTTAAGGATATGGATACAAGGCAGGCGTTAGCTATCTATGCAGATATATTTGAAAAGCACATACAGGTTACTAGGGCTATTGATGAGGTTGATAGGTATGATATCGAGGGGAATGTATTGCCTAAAAAAACCAAAGATGCCCAAGATCACGATGATAAACCCTTATTTAATATCAAATATGATGGCGAGTACATTTTTTCATCGTTTATGCAGGCCTATAACATTGATTTGATTGAACAACAAGGGAAATTGCATTGGCAGAAGTTCAATGCCCTATTGTCTGGTTTACCAGATGGAACAAAGTTTGTTGAGGTAATGAAAATTAGAGCGTGGAAACCCTCAAAAGGGGAAAGTTCAAAAGAAAAACAAAAAATGCGTGAACTGCAGGAGCAATACGCATTGCCAAATATTTAGTAAAGAAAGGAGGTAGAACATGGCAGACGGTAAAGTAACCATTGCGGTTGATTTGGATGGGAAGAAAGCCCAAGGGGATATAAATAGTCTGAAATCATCATTAGGTGGGCTAGGTTCAGCTTTTAAATCGGTTTTAGGAGCAAACTTAGTTAGTGGCGCATTGATGAGTGGAATTAGTGCACTTACAGGAGGAGTTAAAAGCGCATTTTCATCAGCAATTGATGAGGGGGCAAAATTACAACAATCTATCGGTGGTATTGAGACACTTTTTAAAGACTCAGCTGGTACTGTTAAACAGTATGCTAATGAGGCTTTTAGAACAGCTGGAGTATCCGCTAATGAGTACATGGAAAATGTAACATCATTTTCTGCTAGCTTGATTTCTTCTTTGGGAGGAGATACAGCAAAGGCTGCTGAGTTAGCGAACACAGCAATGACAGATATGTCAGACAACGCAAACAAGATGGGTTCTGATATGAAAATCATTACTCAAACTTACCAGTCATTGGCGCGTGGTAACTATGCAATGCTAGATAACCTAAAACTCGGTTACGGCGGAACAAAAGCAGAGATGCAACGACTAATAAAAGATGCTGCTAGTTACAAAGATGTACAAGAAGAATTGAATATGACCGTGAATGAGGGTGATTTATCATTTGCAAACATGGTTAAAGCAATTTCGGTTGTACAAAAGAAACTAGGGATTACTGGTACTACTGCTAAAGAGGCAGCCGAAACATTTTCAGGATCTTTTGCATCTATGCAAGCTGCATTTAAGGATTTCTTAGGAAACCTTACAACAGGTGGAGACATTAGCAAACCTTTAGAGAACCTTGCTAAAACAGCCTCAACATTTATCTTTAGAAACTTTATACCGATGGTGGGCAATGCTTTCAAATCTTTGCCAAAAGCTATCTCAACATTTTTAGCATCAGCAAAACCAGAGATAGAGGCAGGGTTGAAAAAGATGTTGCCAGAAGAAATGGTAAACAATATCATGAAAACCTTTGATAAAGTTAGTAGCTTTTTGTCTAGTTTCAAAGACACAGGAGCTATAACAGTAGTAGCTGGAGCTTTTAATGCAGTGAACGATGCAATAGGTCATGTCTTTTCATCTCTAGCTGGCAGTGGAGAAATTTTTGATAAGACCGCTAAAGCTTTAGGTGAGGTTGTTAAGTTTCTTGCAGATGCTGCTACTAAAGGGGCTGAATTTATCTCATCATTACCACCTGGTACTATTCAAGCAATTGCTAGTGCAGTGATTGGGATGGTTGCAGCGTTCAAGACAGTATCAATTGCAACTAAGGCTATAACTGGCCTAAAAACTGCTTTTGGGTTGTTGAAAATAGCTTTATCCAATCCGTGGGGGCTTGCTATTGCAGGTATTGGTGCTTTAATCGGTTGGTTTATTCAAGCATATACCACTAGCGAAGATTTCAGGAATAAGGTTAATGAAGTTGTTGAGGCAATTGGTAAAATAGCTAGCAAAATTGGAGAGTTCTTATCTGGAATAGATCCATCTATTTTTGCGCTGTTACTACCAGTATTGGGGACTTTGTTATCTAAATTCAAAGGATTTGATATCATCGGAAAACTCAATCCGTTTAAGTTATTCAAAAAAAATGCTACAGAGGCTTTTGATGGTGCTGGAGCATCAGCGACTCAATCTAAAGGCATCATCGAGCAAGTCTTTTCTGGGCTTGGTTCTCTTATCACATCTATTTCACAAGGCATTTCAACAGTACTACAAGGACTAGCAACAGCTATCTCAACAGTTGCTCAAGGTTTTGGTCAAGCGGCATCAATGGCCAGCCCTGCCCAATGGCTATCAATGGGGGCTGCAATGCTAATGGTTGGTGCAGGTGTGGCTTTAGTTGCTGGTGGTATCTATATATTAGTTCAAGCAGCAATAGAACTAGGCAATGCCGGAACAAGTGCCCAATTGGCAATGCTTGGCCTTGGAGTTGGTATAGCTGTATTAGCAGGTATATTTGCCTTGTTGGGGCCAGCTTTGACAGCTAGTGCTGTTGGGATACTTGCATTTGGAGCATCAATTGCTTTAATTGGTGCAGGTATTGCTATTGCAGCGTACGGCCTCTCAATACTAGTAAATGCTTTTGCAAATGCAGAGGGAGCAATCACAGCAACAGGTCAAGCTATAAGTACAGCAGCTCAAGGTATCGGTCAAGGATTGCAAACAGCACTTGATGGTGCTGCAAGAGTTGTTGAGAGTTTTGGCACAGCGATCAAGACAGCTCTTGAGGGTGTAGCAAATGTATTTAAGAGTGTTGGAGAGGCCATTAGAACTGTATTAGATGGTATTAAAGGTGTAATTGAGTCAGTTGGGAACTCATTCACCAAAATAGGTGACTCACTAGCTAAGATTGCTAGCAATGCAGGTGGCATTATGAATGCTGCAGCAGGAGTTGGAGCACTAGCAGCAGCTGTTACAGGTTTAGGTGCAGCATCTTATGCAGGGAACTTAGTTGGATTTACTGGTGACATTGAGAAACTTAATGCAGCAATTAAAAATCTTGGCTCTGGATTTGCTGGAATTTCAAGTTCTTTTCAAACAATAGGGACATCTATGTCTTTAGTTGCTACATCATCTATGATGGCAGTTACAGGGCTCACTAATTTTTCAACTCAGATAACATTGTTGTCAACAACTTTAGGTCTGTTACCATCTATTATGACAATGGCAGTATCTGGCTTTACTATTTTCACAGCACAGATTTTAAGTAGCGTGGCAGGATTAGCAGCAATAAATGCCCCAATCGCTATGTTTAACTCCCAAATTATGACCATGACACCAGCATTGATGATGGCAGGAACATCATTTACTATGTTGGGTTCTTGGGTCATGATTGTTGGTACGGCTTTAGCGACTGTATCATCAGGATTTATACAAGTGGGATCTAGTGCCACTAGTGCCTCATCACAAGTAACAGGCATGGCAACGAGCACTCAAGCTGTAATTTCAGCTTTTAATAGCATGCGTGGACAAGTGGAATCATCTATGCAAGCTATTCTATCTGTTATTAAATCAGTTGGTAGTCAGATGGGGTCACAAGGTCGCCAAATTGGTCAACAAACAGCCCAGAATATCGCTCAAGGTATTAGGGGAGGTGTCGGACAATCTCAAGGAGCTATGCAAGCTCTAATGAGCTCTGTAAGGTCTGTTGGCATGTCTGGTGTTGGTTCGATGCGTAGCATTGGTTCAATGATTGGGCAGGGGCTTGCTCAAGGTATGTATTCGGCATTAGGAGCTGTTACAGCAGCTGCTGATGCACTAGTAGCACAAGCAGAGAGAGCGGCAAGGGCTAAAGCCAAAATCCATTCACCATCACGTTTGTTTAGAGATAGCGTTGGTCGTTTCTTGCCAATGGGTGTTGCTGTTGGTATCGAGAAGAACACCAAATATGTTGATAAAGCTATGGTTGGCATGTATGACAATATACAGGCGTTTAGTTATAAAGCAGAGGATATTATTGGTGTTGGTAAAACTAAGTTGTCTAAGGTCGTACAAGTTAAATCAGATCTTGAAAAAGCGATCAAAGCAAGCGTTGAAGTGAAAGACAACAACCAAAAGACCGTATTTGATGAATTGCTAAGGATAGGTGACAAATTAGTTAATAAATCAACTGATATCGTGCTTGAAACCGGAGAATTAGTTGGAGGTACTATCGATGCTTACACTAATGCACAAGCTCACAATACTAGGGTAAAAAATAGAATGAGAGGGATAGTTACATGACAAAAGAAATGACATTCAACGGTGTTGATATGTCACGTTTCTTTAGAATAAAAGATATTATCCGCCCCATTGGGAACAAAAGGAGCGTATCAACAGATAACGCTCCTTTATTGGGGGTTAATATTCAGCAAGTGAAACGTGGCGAGAAAGAGCATATCATAAAGTTTGACATCAAAACCACAAATGCAATTGAAATGGAACAATTAAAGCATGATTTGGCAGGCGTTCTAAACGTTTTAGAACCAGTAAAGATTACTTATGGCGATGAGCCAGACAAATACTATATGGGGTTGCCGGTAGATGAGATTACTCCAGAAAATTTGACAAGATGGTTCCAGCGCTCAGAGTTAAAAATAATAATTCCTGATGGCGTGGCTCACAGCACGACTTTAAAAAATTTTGATATCGATACAAATGAAACAAGCACACCGGATAGGATAGTGTTTAATTTAACAAATACAGGAACAGAGCCAGCTTATCCAATTATCAGAATTAAACACAACTCAGAGAATGGATATATTGGAGTTGTTAACAACAGAGCGGCGTTTGAATTAGGAAATCGTGAAGAGGCTGATACTGAAAAGTACAGAGACTCTGAAACATTGATAGATTATAGAGGGGCTAATATTCTAAAAGGGTTTCAAAATGGAACTAAAGGAGTAGCTGTAACAAATGATAATAAGGAGCGCCTTGTTGGCACTTTGAGTACAACAAGTATGTGGGGGCGTAATCATATCGAATTATCAAACCGTGGTACAGTTGAAAAAAATCGAAATAATGCACAAAGTTTGACATGGACTATCCCTGCTGATAGTAGCGGAGAAGTTGGTTCATTGAATGACTATCTGCTTTGGAGACAAGTTTTTATGGCAGCTGTCGCTAACCAATATGGTTTCATCAAGGTTACTGTATCTGACACTGACGATAATTTCTTGTATGGAGTAGAAACATATAAGCGATATCAGACACTGGATTGTGAGTATAGCTTTTTCACTACTGATGGGAAGGGCGGATACAAGTTCATAAAATGGTGGTATTTTACTGGGACAGGGGCTCAAGTAGGCAAACTTGATCCATTTAGCGCAGAAAAGGGCTGGACAGAGTTGAAAAGAAACGATGACAGAGTTCAAGTTTTTTTTGACGGTTCTCATTATGACTATCTTGTCCCTGAATTAAAAGGGAAAAAATCAGCAAAAATTCATATCACGCTTGGAGCACTCAGAGACTGGCCTCTTGTATCACATATGTATGTTGATGAGTTCATGTATAGAAAAGACTTTGTGACAAAGAGTAGAGACATTCCTAATCGCTATCCAACAGGTTCAAATGTTGTAATCAACAGTGAGGACGATAGTGTGTATATTGATGGGATATCTAAAGTAAGCGAAGTTGTAGACGGTTCACATTGGCCAGCAATTCCTCCAGGAAAATCTCAACTAGAGTTGTATTTTTCACGTTTTATTAAGAAAAAACCAACTGTAACAATCGAATTTGAAGAGAGGTGGATCTAATTATGCTTTTAACAATCCATGATGCAAATTTACAAAAGGTAGCATTTATTGATAACGAAAAACAAGGTACGTTAAATTATTACGATGATACTTGGACAAGAAGTTTAGAAACAGGTTCGTCAACTTTTGAATTTACTGTATTTAAAAAAGCAATCAAATCCGATACAACGAAAAAGAAAGCATACAATCAATTGAATGAGAAAGCCTTTGTTTCATTCAAGTATCACGGCAAGAGTTATGTTTTTAGTGTGATGTCGATTGAAGAAAATGAGAAAACCATAAAATGTTATTGCGAAAATCTTAATCTTGAGTTGATTAATGAGTATGCTAACCCATACAAAGCTGATAGAGCAATGTCTTTCAAAGAGTATTGCGAAGTTATGGATTTGTTGAATTATACTCATCTATCAATTGGGATTAATGAGATTTCAGACCAAAAACGTACACTTGAATGGGAGGGACAAGATACAAAACTTGCTCGATTACTCAGTCTTGCTACTAGATTTGATGCAGAGATTGATTTTGATACAAAATTAAATGCAGATAGTTCAATCAAATCTTTTAAAGTTAATGTGTATCGTGAGTATGATGAGAATCATCAAGGGGTTGGTCGTATCAGAGATGATATTCAATTAACTTATGGTAAAAACCTGAAATCTATTAAGCGTAAGATTGATAAGACTGATGTTTTTAACACGATTAGACCAACTGGTAAAAGACGAGTTAAGAATGCAAAAGGCGAAGAAGTCGAGGAAATCGTGACCTTAAAAGGTTTGGATGCTTGGTCTGTTAAAAACGATAGAGGGATTATTGAATTTTATCAACGAAATGAGTCGCTATACGCACCTTTATCGATGCAAATGTACCCATCTACATTTACATCTGGGACAGCAGAAGATCAATGGATTAGACGAGATTTTTCCTATGAGACAGACAATCCAAAAGAGTTGCGTAGGCTTGCATATAATGAACTGAAAAAGCATTGCTACCCAGCTATCACATATGATGTTGATGGCTTTGTGGATGTTGAGATTGGGGATACTATTAAAATTAATGATGATGGATTTAATCCAACTCTCATGGTTCGAGCAAGAGTTTTAGAACAAAAAATTAGTTTTACAAATCCAAATAGGAATAAGACAACTTTTGCAAATTTCAAAGCTCTAAAAAATAATCTATCAAGTGGTATCCAAGCGGCTTTTGAGAGATTGTTTGAAGCTGCTAAACCATATATTATCAAATTATCAACGGACAATGGTGTTATCTTTAAAAATCAGATCGGCCAAAGTCTAGTAACCCCAACCTTATACAAGGGAGGGAAACCAGTCGTAGCTGGTGTTACTTGGAGATGGGCGCTTGATGGAGAAGTAACAACAGGGATGACTTACTTAGTTAGAGGCTCAAATGTAACTGATACAGTTACTCTGACAGTTGCAGCTTACATTGGAAATAAAGAGGTTGCTGTTGATGAGATATCGCTTGTTAATGTTGTTGATGGAAAACTTGGTACACCTGGAACTCCAGGGAGAGATGGGCGTACTCCTTATGTCCATACAGCGTGGGCTAATAATGCAACAGGAACAGATGGATTTAGTCTTGATAGCTCAATCAATAAACTCTATATTGGTATTTATACAGACTTTGAACCAAACGATAGCACAGACCCTAAAAAATACAAGTGGGCTAAAGTAAAAGGGGACAAGGGAGAAAAAGGCGATAAAGGAGAACCAGGACAACGTGGTTTAGATGGCCTGCAAGGCGCACGAGGTGAACAAGGGTTACCAGGTCGAAATGGTGCAGATGGCCGTACTCAATACACTCACATAGCTTATAGTAATAGTGCTGATGGAACTAAGGATTTTTCTGTAAGTGCCTCTGATAGAGCTTACATCGGTATGTATGTTGATTTTAATAACGCTGATAGCACTACTCCATCCGATTACAATTGGACACTTGTAAAAGGCTCTGATGGTGCAAATGGTGTGGCAGGTAAGGCTGGCGCAGATGGTAGGACACCATATTTACACATAGCTTACGCCACATCAAATAACGGCTCACAAGGTTTCTCAACTACTGACAGTACAAATAAAACGTATATTGGAACATACACAGATTACACTCAGGCAGATAGTACAGATTACAGAGTGTATAAGTGGACGTTGATAAAAGGGGCAGATGGTACTGGTATTTCTAATGTCACTAATTACTATTTAGCTACTACAGTCTCAACAGGTATCACAAGAGCAAGTACAGGGTGGACAATTACTCCACAGTCTATCACATCAGATAAGCGTTATTTGTGGAATTATCGAGTTGAGCTATACACAAACGGTACAAGCAAAACCACAGAGCCTACTGTTATTGGTGTACATGGGGAAAAAGGAGAACGTGGATTACAAGGTGATCAAGGTGTTCCAGGAATTAGAGGGACAGACGGAAGAACCAAGTACACTCATATTGCTTACGCAGATAATGCAGTTGGAGGAGGTTTTAGCCAAACTAATACCAATAAGCCATATATTGGTATGTATGTCGATTTCAATGCTGCAGATAGTAATAATCCAACAGTTTATAAATGGACAAAGTGGAAAGGTGAAGATGGTGCGCAAGGTGTACCGGGAGCAAAAGGAGCAGATGGTAAAACACCGTATTTTCATCGAGCTTGGGCTAACTCTGCTGATGGTCGTGATGGGTTTAGTACATCTGATAGTACTAACAAACGCTATTTAGGTACGCTAACAGATTTCAATGAAGTAGATAGCCAAGACCCAACAGCCTATAAATGGACGGCACTATTTGATAATGTCACGGGTGGAAATCGTAATTACTTTAAAGACAGTAGAATTAAACAGATTAACACAGGGGGCACAGGAACCTATGATTTTAGAACATTCATTGTAGATGATTTTTGGAAAAATCCAGATAGGCTTAAATCGAATTATGTTCGTATCTCATTTGAAATCTCCTTATCTCCTGCTTTAACAAAAGATACACAGGCTAGCGTACATTTTTCTGCCACTCCTTGGTACGGTAATAAAATTACTTTGAAAGCTGGCGTTACAACGTCACAAAAGTTCGAGTTTATTATAAACCTCTCTGGAGCTAGTGAAAATTACAAGACGAATAATATCTTTGTTAGATTTGGAACAAGTAACGGTTTTCCAGCTAATCTTACAGTCACACTTAAAAATGCCATGCTTGCCATAGGTACCAACTTTCACGATTACGTGAAAGCCATTGAAGATGTTGAAACTGACATTGATTCAAAAGCTGACCAATCACTGACTCAAGAGCAATTGAATGCCCTCAATGAGAAATCACAGATTTTAGAGGCTGAAATGAAAGCGAAAGCATCGATGGAGGCCTTTAGTGAATTAGAAAAAGCATATAATGCTTTTGTGAAATTAAATGCAGACAGTCAAAAAAAATCTGAGTCTGATTTGGTTGAAGCAGGAAGAAGAATTGATTTGTTGACAACTCAATTTGGAGGATTAGCAGAGCTTAAAACATTCATTGATACTTACATGAAAAGCACAAACGAGGGCTTGATTATCGGTAAGAATGATGCAAGCTCTACTATCAAGGTATCAAGTGATAGGATTTCCATGTTTTCTGCAGGTAAGGAAGTTATGTACATTTCGCAAGGTGTAATAAACATTGATAATGGTATTTTCACCGCATCAGTTCAAATTGGACGTTTTAGAACAGAGCAATATCATCTTAACAAAGATGTGAATGTCATACGATATATAGGAGGTTAAAAGAGGAAAATGACTAAATTTATCAATTCTAGCGGTTCACTACACTTGAATATTTATATTGAACAAATTAGTCAGGACATTGCTAATAACTCATCAAGGGTTAGTTGGAAAGCTACAGTTGACCGCGATGGAGCCTATCGAACGTGGACATACGGGAATATTAGTAGCTTGTCTGTATGGTTGAATGGGTCAAGTGTGCATAGCAGTCATCCAGATTTTGACACGTCAGGAAATGAAGTCACGTTAGCGAGTGGAGAGGTAACTATCCCTCACAATGGTGACGGAACTAAGACTTTTGCAGTATGGGCATCGTTTGACCCAAACAACGGAGTGCATGGGAATATTACCGTATCGGTAAACTATACACTTTCAAACATCCCTCGATCTAGTAGTATAAGCGACAATGCCCTTTCAGGAAATAGACAGCTCGGAAGTCTCCACACTCTCACCATTGACCGCAAATCTAGCTCATTTACCCACCAAGTGTGGTATAGAGTTTTTGGTAGTGAATGGATTGACTTAGGGAAAAATCATGCGACAAGTATTTCTTTCGTACCTAATATTGATCTTGCTAGATATAATACAAAAGCAAAGTCTGGCACGATGGACATATGTGTCCGAACATATAACGGAACTACTCAAATTGGAAATGATGTTTATTCAAACGGCTGGTATTTTGAAATTCCAGAAAGTGTGAAACCTACATTTTCTGGTCTCACATTGATTGATATGAATACTGTTGCTAGGCAACTATTGAGCGGAAATAACTTTTTACAGATTATTTCTGATATTCAGGTCAATTTTAACAACCCAGCTGGGGCTTATGGTTCTACTATCACAGGATATCGTGCTGAAATTGTAAACAAGAATCAGGTTACAACTAAAAACGGTGGCAGGCTCGGTATGATGAATTTTAATGGCTCAGCAACAATACGTGCTAGTGTGGTTGATAGTCGAGGCAGGCAATCAGATACAAGGGATATTACAATCAATGTCATTGAGTATTTCGCACCAGCTTTTAGTTTTACAGCCTTTAGAACACGTGAAACGCCTAATATCATTCAAGTTGTCAGGAACGCTAAAATAGCTCCTATCACTTTATCAGGTAGTCAAAAAAATGTCATGACCCTATCATTCAAGGTAGCTCAATTAGGTAGTACAAATTTTACAGCTGATCATGGTAGCGCTTCGGGTATTTGGACAACTCAACACACCTTAAATAATTCAGCCGCTAACATGGCAGGTAATTATGTTGCAACCAAGTCATTTGTGGTCATAGGGACTCTATCTGACAAGTTTACAAGTACAGAATTTACAGCAACCGTTGCAACTGAAAGTGTGGTCATGAGCTATGATAAAGATGGGCGCGTGGGTATTGGTAAAGTTGCAGAGCAAGGTGGCGCTGGTTCGTTGGATGTCTTGGGAGATATATATGCTAGAAATATGCCTATCCAACAATATCAGCTGACTTCCAATAATGGGGCACTAGGTAAAGGGAGTTCACAATGGGATGATGTTTGGAATAAGCAGGCGACAGAATTTGGTTGGAGGTCTGGTAAGTACGATGACAATCCAACAGGTAAAAATGGAGAATGGGGATTGTTTCAAAATTTTTGGCTTGATAGTTGGAAAGGCGTCCAATTTTTCACATCAATAGGGACAGGGCGTGTATTTATTAGAGTCTATAACAGTGCCAATAAATGGGCTCCAACACAATGGAAAGAGCTCGCTACAAAAGATGATGTTGTAAGGCTGACTCAAGGCACACCTTGGCAAAATCTCGTGCTTGCAAACGGTTGGAATCATCATCAACAGTACAATAATGTCCAATTTTCAAAAACGTTTGACGGTGTAGTTTATTTTAGAGGTTCGGCAAACAAAGGAAAAACTACGACTGATACAGTGATAGGAACTTTACCAGTAGGTTTCAGACCAACACAGTCATTATATATCTCGACAATCAACAACAATTACACAGTAGCGGTTTTGGGTATCTATTCAAACGGAAATATAGTTGTAAAAGGCAACGTTGACTCAAACTGGCTCAACTTTGACAATGTCTCATTTAAAATTTAATAATCGTAAAAAATCCCTAATTATTAACGGATAATTAGTTTATAAAGGAGGAAATGACAATGCTAAAAGTCACTAAAACACGTCAGCTAGTAGCTGAATTTTTCGCACAAGATGGCGACCAACAAAAATTGGTCAAAACTACTGTAGTCAACACAGACAATGAAGCTGTTTCAACAACATCTGAAACGCTGCATGACCCGGATCTGTACGCTAAAAATCGTATCAGTATGCGTAAGCATGAGCAAGAGTTACGAGAAATGCGCTATAAGATTGAAGATGCAATTTTGGCAGAGATGGAAACAGATGAACATAAAGAGTAGGAGGTGGATATGCAAATTGAATTTTTCAATTTTTTTAGAAGCCTCATTCAAACAGAAGATGGTTTGGTATTGTACGCTCTAGCACTGATTGTCTCAATGGAAATCATTGATTTTGTCACAGGGACAATTGCAGCTATCGCAAATCCAGAAATTGAGTACAAGAGCAAAATTGGCATCAATGGGCTACTTCGCAAAATTTTAGGGGTTCTCTTGCTGATGATCCTCATCCCAATGTCTGTTTTGTTGCCTGAAAAGTCAGGGTTTGCTTTCTTGTATTCAATCTATCTTGGATATATTGTATTCACTTTTCAATCGCTCATTGAAAATTACCGCAAACTAAAAGGAAATGTTACTCTTTTTCAGCCGATTTTAAAAGCGTTTCAGCGCTTACTTGAAAAAGATGACGATACAAAAAAAGGAGAATAAACATGATTAACTGGAAAGTACGATTTAACTTAAAAAATAAAACATTCTTATTGCGAGTGGCATTTGCTTTAGCTTTGCCAATTCTGGCCTATTTCAATCTAAAACTAGAAGATTTGGTTAGCTGGGGAGTCATTTTAGACTTGCTTGGTAAATTTTTTGCAAACCCTTATCTTGTTGGGTTGACGATTGTAAATATCTTAAACATCATTCCAGACCCAACAACTAAAGGGCTAACTGACAGCAAGCAAGCACTTGGGTACGAAAATCCAAAGGAGGATTAAACGATGGTAGAAATCATTAACCATACAATCTTCAACGGGATTTCAGGTTCTCGTCCAACCGAAAAACCAAAATACTACATCATGCACAATGATGCTGGTTCAAAAAGTGCAAAGGCCTATATCGAATGGCTCCAAGAACGGTATGACAATGGCCGGTCTGAACTTGGTTTTGCTCATTACTACATCACAAGAGATGCAATTGTGCGAGTCGAAGATACATACAATGGTTCGTGGTCTGCTGCTAACTACGATGCTAACATGAACTCTCTTAGCTATGAAGTATGCCAGCAGTTAAGCGCATCAGATGCCGAGTTTATCGAAAATGAAAACATGGTATTGCGCCAAATGGCCGAGGATATGACTTATTATGGTGATACTCCAAATTATAGCAACATCAAGTTTCATAACGAGTTTTCAAGCACCTCATGCCCTGCTCGTTCTTTGGAGTTGCACGGTGGCTATAATGACAGCTTGCGTGACTATGTGATTGCTAAAATCAAGCATTATCAGTCGCTCGGTTCAACTGTCCAAGAAATGCTTGCAAAAGAAGGCAATCAAGAAGGTTGGAAGAAGAATGCGACTGGTTGGTGGTATGTCAACGCAGATGGCTCATATCCAACTGATAAATGGCAGAAGATCAACAATGTTTGGTATTACTTTGACAGCAACGGCTATATGAAAGCTAACACATGGCACAAGCATTCAGATGGACACTGGTATTACTTGCTCCCAAGTGGAGCCATGGCAACAGGATGGGCGCTTATTGCTAACAAGTGGTACTACTTCAAAGAAACTGGGGCAATGGCCACTGGCTGGGTTAAGTACAAGGAACATTGGTATTATCTCGATGCTAAGGATGGAGATATGAAATCCAATCAGTTTGTCAAGTCGGCAGATGGCACAGGTTGGTACTACCTTAAATCAGACGGAACAATGGCAGATAAGCCAGAGTTTACTGTTGAGCCTAACGGGCTCATTACTACAAAATAAAACGAAAGGAAAACATTCAAAATAGATTACACAAAACCGCAGGCAATACCCCGCGGTTTTATTGTATTCTTTAGATGAGAGTTTTAGATACGCTACTTGAAATGTTAGTGGTTTTGCTCATCATCAGTGTTCTTCTCTTGCTCTTTGTGCCCAATTTGACCAAGCAAA